AAAGCCCTACTGGATAAATTAAACGGTAACGTAACCCTACGCGGTGCTACTGTACCTATATTTAATAGACTACCTAGCAGCGCTACATACCCTTTAATACGCATATACAGCGTTTCTAACGACGAAATAGACCAGAACCGCACTAGCTATATAACAGAAACTATAACGCGCTTAGAAGTTATTACACGCTTTAGCGGCGATAGTGGCGGCGAACTAGACAGTAACTTAATAACAGACCAAATACTACAATTAGTACGGACCAGAAGCGTAGACTATATAGACTTAGAAGCAGAAGGTTTTAAAGTATTTACAAGTACTGTAGCTGGTATTAACTACCTAACAGAAGACGGCGACGACTATACTTACTTTAGAACTATTATAGAACTTAGTAATAAAATAGAACAACTTTAAAATAAATAACTATGGCTAACGAACTTAGATTTAACCACATATGGCAAAAAGCTAACCTAGGACAGTTTGGCTGTAGGGTTTTAGAAAATGGCGACAGTACACCAGCTGGCGAATTTTACCATACGATACGCCCTTTAAAAAATTCTTCGTTTACCGCAGACAACAATACAACAGGCGGCGACACTTCAATAACAATAACAAACGTAGAGGCGGCTTGCGATATTGTAGGACACTTTGATAACGTAAGCTGTAGCCACGGTAAAATAATATGTTATTTAATTTAATTATTTTTGCACTATGGAAGTACAAGACTTTAAACTTTACGCTATGAATATAGGCGCTTTTGCGTTATCATTAACAGAACTAGAACTGCTTTTAAAAATTGTACTTTTATTAACTACTATAGGGTATACTGTTTATAAGTGGCGCCAATTATATAAAAATAAAAAAAATGTGTGATATTTGTATATATTGCGGTTTATGCTAAAATACTTTACTATAGCAGAATTCGACAGCCCAGACGCGCCTGGTAGTGGTATAAATATGGACCAGGAACTACTAGAACTACTAGACGAAATACGCGCTATTTATGGTAAACCTATAGCTATTACAAGCGGCTACAGAACTAAAGAACATAATAGCTATGTAGGAGGTAAACAAAACAGCAGCCACCTAAAAGGCTTAGCTGTAGATATAGGAATAGAAAACAGTAACCAACGCTACGAAATAATACGTATAGCTATGCTATTAGGAATTAAGCGTATAGGAACTGGCAAAGGTTTTGTACATATTGACATAGATGATAGTAAGACGTCTAATGTAAACTGGGTATACTAATGAAGAAACTACTAGCTAAACTTTTAGGACTTAATAGCGGCGGCGATAGCGCCCTAGGTAGTTTTGCTAAAGACCTACGCGAAGCTATAAAGGGCAAAGAAATAGACCCAGCAAAAGCGCTAGAACTAATAAAGGTACAGAACGAAGTAAACAAAATAGAAGCCCAGCACCGCAGTATATTTGTAGCTGGCTGGCGTCCCTTTATAGGCTGGGTTTGTGGTGTAGCTTTATTATATAACTTTATTCTACGTGATATTATAGCCTGGGTTTGCCCAGAACAAATACCGCCAGCTTTACAAATGGACCACTTAATAACAATACTACTAGGAATGTTAGGGCTAGGTGGACTTCGTACATACGAAAAACTAAAAGACAAAACTAAGTAATGGCTAAACTACCGCAGTTTATATTTAGGGCTAACGGCAAAAAGAAACGCCCAGGCAAACATAGTAAGAACGCAAGCCCAGGGCAAAAGGGCTACAAAAAGGCTAGACGCGGTCAAGGTAAGCGCCGTTAGAATTTTTTGTAAATTTGTAAAAATTACTATAAATGGGTTTAAAAGATACTGCAAGCCTGGCACTTATACCAGCAGCATATAAGACTAGCAAAATATATAGCGCTTTACCTACAGACGGCGACGGCGATTTTACCTTTAGTAGAAGCGGTAACGCCACTAGAATAAACAAAGCTGGACTAGTAGAAACTATGGGTACTAATATAGGAAGGTTAAACTACGATTTAACTAACGGTACACCAGCTAGCTGTCCTAGTTTACTTTTAGAACCTGCTAGGACTAATTTTATTGAAAGGTCAGAGGAATTTGACAATTCTTATTGGATAAAAGAAAACTTATCAATAGGTACAGGTATTGTTAGCCCTATGGGCGATACTGATGCTCAAAATGTAATTGAAAATACATCAACAAGTAGGCATAGAATACGAGCATATATTTCTGTAACTTCAGGAACAACTTACACTTTAAGCGTATGGGCAAAAAGTACTAATAGAAATTTAGTTATAAATGCAGATGCTTTGTTTAACGCAAGGTCAGGATTTAATTTATCAACAGGTGTAGTTGCAGATACAACGTCAGGCACAGCTACAATAACCGCTTTTCCAAACGGTTGGTATAGATGTACTGTTACAGGTGCAGCAACATCAACACAAAGTCAGTTTTTTTATTTACAGGCGCAAACAGGCACAACTGATGCAGATTACACAGGAGATGGTAGTTCAACACTTTCTTTGTTTGGCGCACAATTAGAAGCAGGAAGCTACCCAACAAGCTACATAAAAAATGTTGATACATCAGAAGGAGCTACAAGGACAGTAGATTTTTGCTTTATAAATAGTGGGCTACAAAATGTTTTAAATACAAGTGAAGGTACTTTATTTGTTGATGTAGAAGTTCCAAGAGCTTCATCAACGGGAAGTTTTGAGCGTATTACTTTGAGCGACCAAAACGCATCAACCGATAGAATTATTTTTGATAATTATGGAGGAAATTGGAGGGCATTGATGCTTTCATCAGCAGGGAATGTTAATAGAACAATTGTGAGCGTTACCGCAAATCAAAGAATAAAAGTAGCTATTGCATACTCGGCAACATCTTTACGTATAAGCTATGACGGTAATACTGCAACAACAACAAACGGAAGCTATACTCCATCAACTACTTTAGAAAGTTTTAAGTTTTCTAACAAAGATGGTGGCAACAAATGGCAAGGAAAAATATACCAAGCTATTTATTTTGACACAGCTTTAACTAATGCAGAACTTAAACAACTTACAAGCTAATGGAATTATTTAAGAAATACGAGTTTACAGGCGAAGCCGCAGCAGACGAACTAATAGAAGCGCTGCCGCATACTGTAGACGACGAAACAGGCGAAAGCTATTTAGACGGTAACCACACTATAGTAAAGCTAGGACACATAGTAGTAACGCCAGGCGAATATGAAGAAGACGAAGACGGCGAACTAGTAGAAACTACAGCGCCAGTACTAGCTGACAAATATAGCGTAGACGTGCTATGGTCTGGACTAGAAGAACAGCCAGAAGACTGGGCTGCTAATGAAATAGTAATAGAGGATAACGGCGTACATACCTTTTTCGGTATTGACTATATATAACAAAATATGGCTGCTATAAATGGTACTAACTTTTTACTTTATAAAAGCGATATTGACCCTAAAGTAGCGCTATTTAGTGAACGCGTAAAACGCGACGGCGGTATATTAGAAGCTATTAACTGTATACGTGATGCGTTCGAAGACGCTAAACTACCACTAGGACACAGTACCAATGTAAGCGTAAGTCTAAATGTAGATATGCCAGAAAGCACTAACAAAGAAAGCCAAGGTTTTAGAGAAGTATTACCAGGCGTTAAAAACGGTTCTATAAGCGTAGAAGGTCTAGTAGATTATACAGACAGTTTAAGCTATGCCGACTATGTAGATTTACTAATTACACGCGAAAAAGTAGAATTTTATATGCAGTCTATAAATGAAAATTTTATAGTTAACGGTAATGGCTTCGTAACTTCTGTAGAACAAGTAGGTCCAGCAGAAGGCGTAACTACTTATAGTTTAGAACTAGAATTAAGTAGTATTATAGAAGTAAATTAAAAAAAAATAAATACGTATATTTGTAGAAAATAAAACGACTTATGGCTAGTACAGTATTTAACGGAACGGATTTACTACTAAAAGTATCGTCTACAGACGGTGCAGAAGCGAATATAGGACACACTACAAGCTGTACTATATCTTTGTCAAACGATTTACCAGAAGCTACTACTAAAGATAGCGGCGGCTTTCAAGAAGTAATAGCTGGCGTAAGAAGTGGCGAAATTTCGTTCGAAGGCTTAGTAGACTATACAGACAGTCAAAACGCTGCTGAACTAGCAGACTTTTTACTAGCACGTACAAAACTATATTTTGAGTTTGGAACTGCCGCTACAGGCGACCAACTATATAGCGGTGCTGGTTTTTTAAGCAGCTTAGAAGTAAGCGCTGAAATGGAAAGCCCAGTAACTTATAGTGGTTCTATTACTATTACTGGTACTATTACAGCAGCTACTAACTAATAACAAATTAACAGCCCTAGCGTAAGGAACTAGGGCTAATTTTTTTTAATATGGCAAACAGAAAAAGGGGTTACTACACTTTAAAACTAGGCGGTAAAAACCGCACACTTCATTTTAGTATGAATTTCTGGGCGAACTTTACAGAAGCCCAAGGCGTAACACTAGACCAAATAGGCGAAATATTTAGCGAAGGTTTAAGCCTTAGCGCTATTCGCGATTTAATCTACAGCGCACTACTAGCAAACGACCAGGAAAATAACAACGAAATAGACTATAATAAGTTTACTGTAGGCGCCTGGTTAGAAGACCTTACAGGCGACCAGTTAAACGACATAGTAGCCGCGCTTTTAGAAACTAAACTACTAGGTAATGACCTAAATATGGGCGTAAAGCGCAACGTAAAAGCTAGTACAAAACAGCAAAAAAAAACAAAGCCCTAACCTGGGACGACCTACTAGACTATTATATAGGACAAATAGGTATAAACCCTAACGACTTTTGGGCTAACACCTGGAACGAAAACCAGCTGCTAGGCGAAAGCCACACTATAAATAATTATTTAGACTGGGAACGTACGCGCTATATAGCTACTATGTTATATAACTTAAACTGCACTAAGCGCGGCCAAATGATAACGCCAGACAAATTACTACCACTACCGCAAGACGTATATTTAGAAAAAGGTACGCCAAAAAGCACTAAAGAAGACTACGAAAAGTTTTTAGAAAAAGTAGCAAGGGCTAAAGCTGGCGGCACTAAAACTATGGCAAACTTCAAAAATACTAACGGTTAATTTTTTCGTAATTTTACAGCTATAATTCTACACTATGGCGGACCAAAAATTAAGGGTAATACTAGAAGCGAATAGCGATAAGCTAGTCAAAGGCTTAGATAAGTCTAGCGCAAAACTAAAACAGTTTGGCAAACAAGCCACTAGCGTAGGCAAAACTTTAACTATAGGTCTAAGTACACCCATAGCTTTAGCTGGTGTAAAAGCGCTATCTAGTGCTGCTAAATTTGAAAAACTACAGACGCAGTTAAACGTTTTAACTGGAAGTGCTAAAAAAGGTACAGAAGCCTTTAAACAGTTAGTAAAATTTAGTGCTGGTACACCGTTTCAACTAGACGAACTTGTAAAAGCTAATAATACCTTAATGGGTTTTGGCGTAAGTACAGCCGACGCGTTTAAACACTTACAAAGTATAGGCGATATAGCCGCTGTATCTGGTGGCGACTTACAAAATATTTCTGTAGCCTTTGGACAGGTTGCAGCTAGTGGGCGTTTAATGGGGCAAGATTTACTACAGCTTATTAACAACGGCGTACCTATTATAGATATGCTAAGCGACAGTATGGGCGTAGCTAAGTCAGAAATTAAAGATATGGTAAGTAAAGGCGCCGTAACTTTCCCAGTACTTATTAAAGCGTTCGAAGACGCTACTAGTGAAGGCGGTAAATTTTCTGGCGGTATGCAGCAATTAAGCGGCACGCTAGGCGGTGTATTTAGTACTTTAAAAGATAACATAAATATAGCCTTTGCTGAAATAGGTAAAAGCATAGTAGAAAGTACAGACCTAGTAGAAGTAAGCAAAAAAGTTATAACTAAAATACAGGAATTAACACAGAAATTTAAAGATTTAAGCCCAGAAGCCAAAAAGGTTGCCCTTATTATAGCTGGTGTAGCTGCTGCTATTGGACCTATACTTATAGTAGTAGGTCAAATGTCTATTGGTTTTGGCGCTTTAATAAAAGCCCTACCACTAGTAGCTGGTGGCTTTAGAGTTTTAACCGCAGTTATGATAGCTAACCCTATACTAGCTGTAGCAACTGCTATAGCGGCCGTTACAATAGCTATAGTGCAGTATAAAAAAAGCCAAAAAGAAGCTAATAAAGTAGCGCTTGAACAAATGAACGCCGCACAATTAGGCGAAAAAGTAGAAGAACTAGAAAAAAGAAAACAAGCCCTTTATAAACGCGGCTATAAAGACGGACAGCATAGGGTACAAATAGTACAGGACGAAATAGACGTATATAAAAAACAAATACAAGTAGTTAATGAAGCTACTAAAGCTAACGAAGAACTAGAAAAACAAAGACTAGAAACGTCAAATACACCAGCACCTACAGCCTTACCTACAATGGGAGGCGGCGAAACTAGAAAACCAGTAAGCGCTGTAAGCGCCCTAGGTGCTACAGTTGGTACTACTATTGGTACTACCCAGGAATTAAATTTTGAAGCTGGAAGTAGTTTATTTGGCGAAATGCAAACTGTAAATACAGACCCAGCAGCTATGTTGGCGGCTAGTATAAATAATAGTAACGCAATACTAAAAACTAAACTAGCAGAAACCGCAGCTACTTTAGGCGAAGCTAGTGTAAATATTAACGGACATTTGGGGGGAATGGCTGAAGGTATAGGCGCAGCTTTAGGTAATGCAATAACAGGCGGCGGTAATTTAATAGGCGCTTTAGGCGGTGTTATATTAGGCGGTATAGGCGATATAGCTATACAGTTAGGTAAAACAGCTATAGGTATAGGTTTAGCTATGGAAAGTATAAAAATGTCTTTTAGCAACCCTTTTACAGCTATAGCCGCTGGTATAGCTTTAATCGCTTTGGGTACTGTTATTAAAAACGTAGTACCTGGTATAGTAAAAGGTAAAGGCGACGGCGGCGGAATTAAGCAAAGCGGACCACGTAGCGGCGCTATAGCGGCGTTTGCTAATGGCGGTATAGTTAGCGGTCCTACACTAGGACTAATGGGCGAATATGCTGGCGCTAAGTCTAATCCAGAAGTAATAGCGCCACTAGATAAGCTTAAAAACATTATAGGCGGCGGTCAAGCCCAGCAAGTAAACGTAGGTGGCGAATTTAGATTAAACGGCCAAGACCTAGTAGTAGCACTTCAACGCGCTGAAAAACAACGCGGTAGAATTAAATAAAAAAATATGGCTTACGGCGTAAAATATAGGTTAGACTTTGAAGACCACGAAGGCAACGGTAGACGTTTAGATATTTTAAAGGACGGTTATACAGGCGAAATACTACCGCTAGTAGGTGGCGCTGAACCTGTTAAAATAAAATGGGACGGCGACGACGACTTTTATAGCCCTATAATTGGTAGCACTTGCAATATAAGCCTATACCAAACAGACGAAACAAACTACGACGACTTCTTTAATGAACCAGAACGCGAATACAAAGTAGAAGTATATGTAGCCCAGGCTATACGCGACGAATTTAAAAACAAAGTACAGCTAGACGGCGGTATAGTAGAAGCTTCTGACTGTATAAACGGTAGCTACTACAATACAGGAACTTTTTTACAAAACCGCGTTATTAACGACGGCGGTATAATGGAAGCTGCAGACTGCGTAAGCGCTGTACTTACAGAAACCCAAGACAACTATACACTATTCTGGACTGGCTGGCTACTTAGCGACCAGTTTGCAGAAATTTTAGCGCCTAACCCACAGCCAATAAATATAACAGCTGTAGACGGTCTAGGCGAATTAGATAGCGTTTTTGTAGACAATACTTTTTACACTGTAAATGCTTTTGGAAATAGAATAGAAGGTAGTTTAGCTAGTATATTATGCGCTGGTTTAAATAAAACTGGGCTAGGCTTAGACGTACTTATAAATAGCGACTTTGAATACATAGATATTTTTCTAAACAGACAAAGTTTTATAACCTTTGTAAATACATTTTTAAACGAACATATATTTTTAAGCGACGACTACGAATTTTTTAACGTAAAGGAATATCTAAGTAACATACTTAAAAATGTAAACGCTAGAGTTTTCCAGGCTAATGGGCGTTGGGTTATATTTAATAACAGTACCTATAGCGAACAAGCTGTACTAGATTATGTTACAAATTATATACAAGATAACACAGCTATACCAGACGATATAGGCACGCTACGCCACGAATACTTAAAAGGCGATATAGAAAAACTTAAATTTTTACGTTTTAACAATAGCGGTACTTTACAAGGCGACTACTACCACGAAGGTTTACGTACTGTAAGAACTGACCTACAACCACTAGACCAAAACCTAACACGCGAAGCTGAACGCGGCTACAAGGCTATAAATTCTGATATAGGCGAATATAAAAGCGACGTAAGTTATAATAACGATGCTAGTTTTGAATTTCAAAACGCTACACACTGGACTATAACAAGCGGTAGTTTTACTACAGACGAAGTAAGTAAAAACGGTAACCGTAGCTTTAAAACAACAGCTACAAACGGCGGTAGTACACCTACAAACCTGGCAATAACTGGCGACTATGGCGGAAGACGTGGTAAACCTATGAAGCTAAGGCTAAGCTATTACTATGATACTAACAACGCTACACAGTCTACTACTTCTTATAATAAATTCTGGTGTCAAATTTATTTCCAGGCAGCTGTACCTTTTTACTATGATGTAGCAAATAAAAACTGGACTACTACAGCTAAATACTTCTTTTTTGAAGACGACCGTTTTAGCGCTGACAAATGGCTAAGCCAGGAACTAGAAATAGCAGAATTGCCAGCTGCGGCTGGGCAAAGCGAGACTGTATATTTACGTATATACGGACCGCAAAACTATTTAACTAACTACCAGGGTGTTTATATAGACGACACAATTTTATATATAGACCAGCCTACTACAGAAGCTGCTAAATATATACTTACGCAAGACACCACTACAAACACTATTATAGGCGACTTAGAAATAGAAAGGTTTTTAAGTGGTTTTGTAATAGACAATACTACTGTAGCGTCTGGCTTTTTTGTTGGGCACTCTTTACCATATTTACTAACACAAAAGCAACAGCTAAACGACTTTAGAAATACAGTAACTAGATACGAAGGTACGCTATACAACCTACAAACAGAACCACTTACGCCTATGGATAAAATACGTATAAACTTTACGAACTTTAGCGAACCAGACAGTTTAATACTAGACGGCTTAGAATATAGCGTAAAGTCAAATAGGTACGATATTATAGCGCACAAACCAAACCAAGACAACCCAGTAGACGCTACACTAACTACTAAATATAATACCGTAGTAAAAACTTAATAACCAGAATTAACAGCCCTTTGTTTGCTGCTAACCCACCTGTAAGCCTAGCGCTGGGTGGGTTTTTACTTTAAAATAAATTTGCATAGTTTAAAATCTATTTGTAGTTTAGCGGTAAAATATACGATATGTATAAAGATTTATTTACAGCTGAGATGCGAAAGCTAGGCTACACTTTAAAAGATATATGCGAACTAATAGGCGCCAAATACCCTACGGTATATACGCGTTTAGATAGCCCAGAAACTTTTAGAGTAGCTGAACTTCGCGCGTTACATAAGGCTGGCTTTAGTATAGATGTAACTTTTAATTTAATTCTAAACAAGTGAAAACAGTAAATATAAAAGGTAAGGAGTATATAACCGTAAACGAACGGCTTATACACTTTAGAAAAGAAGCTGCCTATAAGGGCTGGCGAATAGTCGAAGACCTAGTAAGTCTAGACGACAAAGAAGGCGTATTTAAAGCTACTATTTTGGACCCAGACGGTAACGAAATGGTAAGCGCACACGCCCAGGAATACCGCGATAGTAGCTACATAAATAAAACGTCGTTTTTAGAAAACGGCTTTACTAGTGCTTTAGGGCGCGCGTTAGGCTATTTAGGTATAGGACTAGACACTAGTATAGCTAGTGCTGACGAAGTAGGTAACGCTGTAGCAAACCAGGATAACAAAAGCTGGCTAACAGAAAACCAACTAAACGCAACCCTAAAGGGTACGGCAGACCAGGCTAAAAAAGTACTGGCTAATTACAAAATGAAAAAAGAGTATAACCAGCAGATAACTGCAAAATTTAATATATAATGAGTAACACGAAAACAAAGTATGTAAACGGCGTAAGGCTATTTAACCCTGGCGATAACGCGCCACAGAACCTTTTAGCAAACGTTTTAATAACGCCAAAGCTACTTGTAGAATGTCTAAAACAGGACGACGTACAAGACGCTAAAAGCGAATATAAAGGCGACACGCAATACAAAGCGAACCTATGGAAAAACGACGACGGTAGTTTAAGTATGTCGTTTAATACATATAAGCCTACAGAACAAAAAGAAACCAAAGTAGCGCAAGGGGGCGCAGACCTACCCTGGTAGGTTTTAACAACAGCCTGGGCGCCTAGCGCCTGGGCTTTTTAATTATAAACAAATGCAAGTGCAAATAGATTTAAAAGACAGAGTAGGCGAACTACTAGAACTTATACAAATTGCAGAACTATATCTAGTAGAAGCTATGTATTTTGATGTAAATGTAGAAGAACTATCTAAAGAAGAACTTATAAAACGGTATAAAGAACTAAATAAAGGTTCTGATAAAGCTATAGATAACTTATATAAAGTAACAGAAATACTAGAAATATACGAATTTTAAAAAGTAAACAAATGAAAATAGTAAAAGACACCAACGCAGAATATCATAGTAAAAAGGACTATATAAGCGCCAGCGGTTTAAAAATGATAGCTAAAAAAAGCGTACACCACTACTTAAATGCAGACTTCAAAAGTACGCCTAGTATGGCTTTTGGAACTGCTGTACATACGGCTATATACGAACCTAGCGAATTTTATAAAGACTACCATATAATACCAAAAATAGACAGGCGTACAAAAGCTGGTAAAGAACTATACGCTGAACACCAAGCGAAAGCAGAAGGCAAAGAAGTACTAGACGAAGCCGACCATAAACGTATACTTACAATACTAGAAAATTTAGATAAAAACCAGCAAGCTAAAGACTACGTACTAGGCGAAATGGAACTAAGCCACTATTTAGAATATGAAGGCGTAAAGGTTCGCGTACGCCCAGACTGCGTAAATAAAGTAGCTGGGTTTATAAGTGATGTTAAAACTTGCCAGGATAACAGCCCTAGGGCGTTTCTAAGCGACGTATATAAATATAAATACCACATACAGGCGGCCTTCTATATGGATATGCTAAACGTAAATAAACTAGTATTTATAGCAATAGAAACCAACGCGCCGTATAGTGTTGAAAATTATGTACTTAGCGACGAACTTATAGAAAAAGGTAGACAGGAATATAAGAAAGCTATTGCAGACTGGAAGTACTACCAAGAAACGGACGTAGCGCTAGGCTACGACGGTAAAAGAAACGACGACGGAATTATAATATTAGGGCTATGAAAATGCAAAAATACAGGGAACTAGTCGAAGACTTCTACGGTATAGACTTAGGCTTAAAATGTAGGCAAACTATTTATATAGAAGCTAGGGCTTTATACTACTATTTATGTAGAAATTTAGGGCGCTACAGCTTAAATAAAATAGCGCAAAGTTTGGATAAAAACCACGCTACAGTAATGCACGCTTTAGCTGAATTACCATATATGCGAAAATTTAATAACAAACTTGACGAAAATTTTTACGAACTTTACGAAATAGCAGAAGCTTTAGATAAGGAAAAAACAGACGAACTAACGCTAGAACAACTAGTACAAAAATATAATAAACTGCAAATAGACTACCAGGTAATAAAATACCGTCTGTTAAAGTACGAGAATGTAATATAATTTTTTATGGGTAACCACTACCACAAATACTTAGGTCCAGAAGACAAACTACAAAACGCTGTTATGCAGTATTTAGCAGCGCAATACCCAGAAGTATTAGCGGCGCATATTCCAAACGAAGGTAAGCGCACGCCTTTTGAAAGGTTTAAATTTAAGTATTTAGGCGGTAAGGCTGGAATACCAGACGTTATGGTATTTAGACCTAGTGGCGATTATGTAGGACTAGCAATAGAACTAAAAGCTGGTAGAAATAAACCAACAGAAACGCAGCTAAAATGGCTAGACGAACTAGGTAAAAATGGCTGGTCCGCGCACTGTTTAAACGACTTTGACAACTGTAAAAAAACCATAGACAAATACTTTAAAAAATGATTTACAACGCTGTATACTTTGACGAAGAAAACCAGAAGGTACGCTGGACCCAAACAGCGCCAGAAGGGTTTAAATTTAACTACGAATACGTCGGCAAAATGACACGTATAGAATTCGATTTATTAGTAGAGGTACTATGGGAACTATACGAAGACGATAAAATAAAGTTTAGCGACTTTATAAGACACTTCGGCGAATTACGTACCTTTTGCGACCAACTAAAACAGCTAACAAATGAATAGATATATTAAGTCAATAGCCTGGTTATTACTAGGCACGATAACAGTAACGCTATGGTACGGCGTTTATAAAGTACTAACGTAGAAACAGAAAAAGCAACAAATGAAACTAAACAGAATTATAAAGCCGTCGAAATTCGACAACTTTACTATAGTACCTAACGCTATATTTAGACACGAAGGTATAAGCCAGCAAGCTACAGGGCTTTACTGCTATTTATTTAGCCATAGTAGTAACCAAGAAATAACTATAAATTTTATTACAAACCACTTTAAAAACGGTAGGGACGCTGTACGTAGCGCCATAGCTGAACTAGAACGTTTTGGTTATTTAAAGCGCGAACAGCTGCGCCAGAATGGTAAGATAGTAGCATATAACTACATACTAAAAGACGCACCGCTTACTGAAAAACCGTCGCCTGAAAAACCGTCGCCTGAAAATCCGATACAAAGTAATACTAGTATATATAGTAATAAAGATATTACTACATATACAAAAAGAAATACTAGTACGAAGTCTGAAAATGTCGAAAAAGCCTACCAACACTTCGTACAACTTTTTCCTAAAAGGTATAGACCTAAAACGCCAGCCACTATAGAAAAATGGAAGGTTTGCCTAGACAGAATAGAGCGTATAGACGGTTACGACTTACGTAAAGTTTACGAAGTTTGTAGACAGTTAAGACAGGACCAATTCTGGTCTGAAAACTTTTTAAGCGTTTTAAAGCTACGTAACAACGACAAAAATGGTATACGGTATGTAGACAGGTTTATGGAACGAAACGCGCTTAGAACGCGTCCTGCGGCTTTAAACAAGCTAAAAGGCGTTAAAGACTTGGTACCGTATTTAGAAGACGGCGTTAAAATGGTAAAAGCAAATACTAATAACGGCGTAATACAGGACTTTAATTTGAAAATGAATTTAACGCCAGCAGAATATAAACAAATACTAGAATATGCACACAGTAAATACTAGACTATGCACACAAAAAATAGTATAGAAAAAATACACTTACTAGAACAGCAGCTAGTATTCCTACTGAATTTAGACGACTGGAAGCTAGAATGGACTGGCGAAGACTACAGCCACTACGACGCTATGGGTTTAGATTTGAACGGTCAAAAATGTATAATAGAGTTTAAATTTAGAAACGAAGCGTATATAGATAAAATGCTAGAAGTATATAAATACCAGGCGCTACTAGATATATGTGTACCAAAACGGTACTACGCTGTAATAGATTTTAAAGGCTGCTGGGTATTTGATTTAGATAGTATAGAATACACAAGCCAGACTATAAACAGCCCTAGGCAGTCTATTTTTAACGACACTAATAAAGTAGAAAAACAAGTAATGATGCTAGAAAAAAGCAGCGCTGTAAAGCGTTATTTATATAAATTTTAACTAACAAAAAAATAAATTTTAAGATATGAAGCTACCAAAAATTAAACCTATACAACTAAACAGAAACCATAAATTTTTACTAAAAGCAGCTGCTTATTTTGCTGCTATTTATATAATTACAGTACAAATGCTAATTTTTGCACTAGATTATTTTGTAGGTTAGCAAACGAAACAATAGAAACAAATGGAATACAAACAGAAACTACAAGACCTAGGTATACACCTAACGGCTAACAGCGGCGAAACTAAAACAATATGCCCAAAATGTAGCCACACCAGAAAAAACAAAAGCGACAAATGCCTAAGCGTAAATATAGACGAAGGCGTATATAACTGCCATAACTGCGGCTATGCTGGTAACGTAAAATTTACGCCCAAAAAGGAATATACAAAGCCACCAAAGGTAAACGCTGAACTAAATAACCGTATTATAGACTGGTTCGCTGGTAGGTCAATAACAGAACCAACGCTAGTACACTGGAAAATAGGCGAAAGTCTAGAATACATACCACAAGTACAGAAAAAACGTAGAACTATTAACTTTAATTATTTTAGGGAAGGCGAACTAATAAACGTAAAATACAGGGACGCTGAAAAAAACTTTAAAATGGTTAGTGGCGCTGAACTTATATTTTATGGTGTAGACAACCTTAAAGACAGAAAGCGCTGCTATATAGTAGAAGGCGAAATGGACGCGCTAAGTTTACACGAAGCTGGTTTATACAGCGTTTGTAGTGTACCTAACGGCGCCAGTAAAGGAACGCAAAAGCTAGACTATTTAGATAACTGCTATAAGTACTTTGAAGACAAAGACGAAATAATACTATGCACCGATAACGACCAGCCAGGGCTACAGCTACGTAACGAACTAGCCAGAAGGTTAGGCGCTTACCGCTGTAAATACGTCGAGTTTGGCGATTACAAAGACGCTAACGAAGTTTTAATACAAAAAGGTGGCGAAACCTTACGGCAAATTATAAGCGACGCTAAGAACTTCCCACTAGAAGGCGTACTAAACTTAAATAATATATGGAATAACGTACTAAACTATAACGAAAACGGTATAAAAAACTATAGTATAAACCTAGGCGAAAGCGACAACTACTTCAATATGGCCTTCGGAGAATGGACTGTAGTAACTGGTATACCTAATAGCGGTAAGTCTGACTTTATAGACCAGGTTCTAGTTAATATAGCTACTAAATATAACTTCCGCTGCGCTATGTTTAGCCCAGAAAGCTACCCATACGAAGGTCATATAAAGCGTATAGCTGACAAACTAAACGGTAAAAGCTGCGGCACAGACGACCTAAATAATACAAAAGACTTTATAGAAGAACATTTTTACTGGATAAAAATAGACTTAGAAAACCTAACGCTGAAAGGTATACTAGACGCTTTTAGGCAGCTGGTATTCCAAAAAGGCGTAAACGTACTAGTAATAGACCCCTGGAATATGCTGGACCACAGCGCCCAGCGCGACTTCACATATATAGGAAAACTACTAAGTGAAATAACGCAGTTTTGCCAGCAGACCAATACCCACCTATTCCTAGTAGCACACCCCAGAAAAATAGAAAGCGATAACGGCGTATTTAAAAAGCCTAACCTGTACGATATTAGCGGCAGTGCAGACTTCTATAATAAGGCGTATAACGGTCTAGTGTGCTTTAGGTCTGTAGGTCAAAAGACAGAATACAAAAGCGACCTAGTAACTATATACGTAGAAAAAATAAAACGTAAAGAAAACGGACAGCTGGGACAATTTGACCTAGCGCCAGACTTCCATAACGGCGGCGTATATAAGCCTATAGGTAAGGCTAGTAAGACCTTTGAAGTAATAAAAGACACAAACGTACCCTGGGACTAGTATAACATATAATAACATAAACTAACATAAACTAACACAAATTAGCATAATGAATACAGACAAACACCAGGCTATGTCCTGGGCGCTTAAAAACGGTATAAAAATTTATACTGTAGCCACGCGTAAAGGGCTAGGAATAGTAATAGAAGACAACGGTAAAAAGGTCCGCAGCCCAGATTTATACACCAATAATAAAGAAGCCAGCGCTAAAATATGGGAACTTTATACCTATCTTTATAAAAAATATAATAAATAAATACTATGTTTTTAACTTTTTTTCCTATCTACGGCTGTACTGTTGGCGTATCTTATACTGATAGCTTTACACGCGGCGAAGAACCAACTAACCACAATACCCACCAGCTACAGTTATTATGCTTTTTATTCGGCGTAACTATAGGCTGGTATACTGATTTATAGCAAATGTCGAAACCAGATATACTATTAAAAAGGGACTTAGAACGGCTTAAACTAGAAAAGTCTGAACTATACCAAAGGGTTATACAACTGGAAGCCGAAAACGGTCTACTACGTACACAAATTAAAATAAAGTTTGGTTTAAAAGTAGAATAGCTAACCTGTAAAACCTAAAAAGTTTAAGATTTATTTGCAACTATAGATTTTTTGTGTACATTTGTACTGTTAAACAATTAAAAACAGACAAAATGACAACAGAATTTAAACTAAACTACATCGAAAACAAATTAAGAAAATCAGGAAATAAATTACCTAATACACAGATAACTTTTATAGCAAGTCAATTATTACAGCAATGTAATAAATTAAATAAATCAGTTTACGATTTAGAAATAATATAAATGAAACAAATAGGGGGTGTAAAAACCCCCTTTATAATAACACTAAAAACAGAAACAATGCAAAAAATACATTTTCCAGCGCTTAAATACATACAAAGCCGCAAAACAAAGCTAGACCAAGCCGAAGCCAGAATAGCCCAGCTAAGGTTGTCTATTAAGCTAAAAGACGACGAAATTAACAAGCTAAACGAAGAACTAATACGGCAGCGGAATATAATAACCAAAGCCCAACGGCTACTAAAACAGCTATAGTAACAAGCCCACTAATTAAGTGGGTTTTTTTATGCTTATTAGTTTACGGCGTTTTTACGTACTTTTGCAATATGGCTACACAAAATACACAACAGAAAAAAACCGCACTACTAGAAGCCTTAGAAAAAAGCTTAGGCGTAGTAACTACCGCTTGCAAGCAAGTAGGTATAGCTAGGAAAACTTACTACCTATGGATAGCTAAAGACAAAGCCTTTAAAGATGCTGTAGACGATATTAGTAACGTAGCCCTAGACTTTGCAGAAAGTAAACTACATAGCCTTATAAGGGACGAAAACCCTACGGCTATTATATTCTACCTAAAGACAAAAGGTAAGAAACGCGGCTATATAGAACGCCAAGAGATAGCCCACGACGGTAGTATAGAAAGCAAGCTAATCGAATGGAAGCCAGCAGACAAAAAGTAACAGAAAGCTGTAATATACAATTTTACCAAACCCTCAATAGTAAAGCCAGAATAAAAATACACCAGGGCGGTACTAGAAGCGGTAAAACATTTGCAGTATGTCAATACTTAGTATACCGTATAACAACGGCGCAAAAGCCGCTTACGATTGATATAGTACGTAAAACGCTACCAGCTATTAAAGGTTCTGTACAGCGCGACCTAATAGGAATACTACAGCGCCTAGGTATCTACTACAAAGGCGTACATAACAAAAGCGAAAACACCTTTACTTATAACGGCTGTACTATATCGTTTCTGTCTGTAGACGAACCACAAAAAATACGCGGTAGAAAGCGCCATATATGTTTTATTAACGAAGCTAACGAACTGCACTACGAAGACTTTAGACAGCTGAATATGCGTACTACAGAACAGCTTATAATTGACTTCAACCCCTCGGACCCTGTACACTGGCTATATACTGAACTAATAGATATAGAACGCGACGACGTCGAAACGTGGATAACAACCTATAAGGATAACAACTTTTTACCAGCTGAACTAGTACGCGAAATAGAACTACTAAGAGAACGCGACCCAGACTACTGGCGCGTCTTTGGCGAAGGGCAGCGCGCTGTATTTAGTAGCCGTCAGATATTCCAGAACTGGACCCAGATACCTTACGCTGACTTCCCAGACTTAGACTACCACCTAGGCTTAGACTTTGGCTTTACGAACGACCCTACAGCTATACTTAAAGTAGCTAAGAAAGGTAACAAGCTATACGTACACGAACTACTATATAAGACTGGCTACACTAACCGCGATATAGCGGACTTCCTAAAGGCGCAAGGGTTAAACCATACGCTTACATTTTGCGATAGCGCCGAACCTAAAAGTATAGTAGAACTAAAGCAAATGGACTGCCTAGCTAAGCCAGCTGTAAAGGGCGCTGGTAGTATAACCGCTGGTATAAGTCTATTAAAGGAATTCGACGTAATAATAAGCCAGGAAAGTACTAACCTAATCAAAGAACAACAGAACTACTACTGGCAGCAACTAAAGGACGGTACGGTAATAAATACGCCAATCGATAAACATAACCACTTATGCGATAGCCTTAGATATTCTACCTACAGCCTATATAAGAACCGCAACGACTTTTTTGTAATTTAAAAATAGTAAATTTGTAAAAAATTAAGTATGGCTAGCCTATTAGACAGAATATCAAAACTTATAACAAAGAACGCCCAACAAACAGCAGCCGAATATAACCGCGCTATATACCAGTACTTAGGCGAAAGTATACTTTGGAACCCAGAAAACGACAGAAGCTATATAGACGAAGGCTACCGTAAGAACGCTACGGTATATTCGCTAGTAAACATTATTACCAAGGCGGCTACTACTATACCCTTCCAGGTGTACCAAAAACAAAGCGACAACGACTTAAAACGCTATAAGGCGCTAACAAGCGGCACGCTAGATAGCAGTACTATGTACCAGGCTAAGATGCTACAGAAGAACGCGCTAGTAGAAGTTAAAGACACCGCACTACACCAACTGCTAGACAGACCAAACGCGGCGCAGTCTTATAACAGCTGGCTAACTGAACTAATAGCTTTTGGTAAGCTAACTGGGAACCGTTACGTTTACGGTATAGGTCCAGACAGTGGACCCAGCCAAGGTAAGTATACTGAACTATATGTATTACCTAGTCAAGTAGTAGAAATAGTAAGTAACGGTATTATGCAGCCAGTAAAAGAATACCGTATAGAATACAACGGTAACTATGCTATGCCAGCCGACTGCGTACTACATATAAAAGATTTTAACCCATACTACGACGGTACAGGCAGCCACTTATACGGTCAAAGCCCACTACGCGCTGGTCTTAGAAGTTTAACAACAAATAACGAAGCTGTTACTACAGGGGTTAAATATCTACAGAACCAGACCGCTAGGGGTGTACTTATGTCCGAAGAAGGCGACCTAAACGAAGTACAGGCGCAACAGTTAAAGGATAAATTTAGACAGCAATACCAAGGTAGTAACAATGGCGGCGACGTTATTATAACGCCTAAGAAACTTAGCTGGGTTAACTTTGGCCTAAACGCTGCGGACGTTTCACTAATAGAACAGTACAACGCGTCTATAAAAGATATTTGTAACATATTTAACGTACCTGTACAGCTGCTAAACAATACAGAAGCCAGCACGTATAACAATATGAAGGAAGCCAAAAAGGCTTTATACCAGAACGCTGTAATACCAGAACTAGTAAAACTACGCGACGAACTGAACCGCTGGCTGGTCCCAATGTACGGCGATAACCTATACCTAGATTTTGACTTTACAGCTATACCAGAACTACAGGAAGAAAACGATAAAGTAGTACAACAGCTTAGTAGCGCCTGGTGGATAACACCAAACGAAAAACGCGCTGTAATGAACTACGGCAAAGATGAAGACACGCCAGCTATGGACGACTACTATATACCTAGTAACCTACTACCAGTAAGTAACCAGGATATAGAAATACCAGAACCAGCGCCAATGGCTGTAGATATAGAAGAAGAAAAAAGGCTAATCAAAGAAGCGCTGTATAGTATAGAAGTTAAAGCCGAAGTACCAGGAATGACAGACGTATATACTACAGAAGAAGAAGCCCAAGCACGCGCCGAAGAACTAGGCGGTAGTGGTACACACCAGCACACCTTTGACGGCGAAGAAGTATATATGCCCTTTGACACCCACGCAGAATACGAAACGGCTATAGCTGAAAGCAAAGACAAAGAAATAAGCGACAGGCTAAACGCTGCACTAGAAAAAAAAACTAACGACCATAACGAAGAAGTAGGCGACGACGAAAGCAGGCGTACTACTGTAGGTACACTATACGAAGTATATAAACGTGGTGTAGGCGCTTATAGAACTAACCCACAAAGCGTAAGACCAACAGTACAAAGCCCAGAACAGTGGGCTATGGCACGCGTAAACAGTTATTTATATGCGCTTAAAAATGGTAAGTTTAAAGGCGGCAAACACGATACAGACTTACTACCAGCTGAACACCCAGAAAGCAGTAAAGAAACTAGCAAAGCAGAAAGCTACGACGACTACCCACAGGCCGCTACTAACAACGCTAAGCGTATGCTAGGCTGGATAGACAAATACGGTAGGGACGTAGTAACCGCTGGCACGAACGTAGGGCTAGCTAGGGCGCAGCAATTAAGCAGCCGCGAACCAATAAGCTTAGACGTTTTAAAACGCACTAGAAGCTATTTAGAACGCGCCAAAACCTACAGTACTGTAGACGACAAACTAAAAGACGAACCCTGGCTAGATAACGGTTTTGTAGCTTACAACTTATGGGGCGGCGAAGCTATGCGCGTATATGCAAATAAGAAGCTAGCCGAACTAGAAGACAATGCCTAAACAACTGCTAACTAAACAGTTTAAGCAAGTCTGGCAAACGTCCGTAGAACGTGAACGCGGTAAAATGGAACGCCAGTATATAGCTAAGCTACGCAAATGGTATAACGCCGAATACGCTAAAGGCGTCCAGCAGTTTGTAGACGAAGGGCGTATAATAGTACAGGGTTTATTCCCTGTAGCTTTTTTATCTAAATTCTACGAAGAATACTACGAAGAAACTGGACTACATTTTGCTAACTGGTATTTTAAGAACTATAAGAAGTTTGTAAAGAAGCAAAGCGCCGACCAATACCAAAACCAATGGCGTACAAGTTTTGCTAGTTATGGCGCTGCGGTAGCTAAGACTAACGTAACACTAGTACAGGGTACAGCACTAAAAACCCTTATAGCCCTTACAACTAAACTAAGCCGCGACCCAGAATTTCAAGCGCTAGGCGCAGCTGAACAGGCGCGTATATTAAAGCGTCAATTCGACGGCTATAGTCAATACCAAGCCGAACGCTTTATACGTACAGAAACCACCGCTATAAGTAATAAGGCTATACTAGAAAGCGCTACTACTATATTCCCAAAAGACCAGCTACAAAAAGAATGGTCTACAGCACTAGACGGACGCGAACGCGCAAGCCATAGGGCAGCAGACGGACAGACCGTACCATACGACCAGCCCTTTATAGTGCAAGGCGAAGAACTAATGGAACCAGGCGACAGACGCGGCAGCGCTAGTAACGTAGTAAACTGTAGATGCGCCGCTATACCAGTACCTATAGAAGACGCTGTAGCTGTAGAAGGTTTGGAAAATATAGGCGTACAGTTAGCTGGCGAAAACCTAACAGGTGGACTAACAGCAGCAGATGTAGCAAGTATAGCAGCAACTATAGGCGCACCAAAACCAAAACCTAAGCCAAGGTACAGCGGACCAGACCAAGGCAAAGGCGAACCGCTAGGCGACTACTTAGAACGTACAGAACACCCAGGATATAGCACCTGGCAGCAGTTAGACAAAATAGAAAAAGACGGTTATGTGGTAGGTAATTTAGAATTTGTAAAACTACTTAAACAAGAAGTTAAAATAACTTTAACTGAAACTAGAAGCTCACACCTGGCAAATAGAATAAAAATAAATAAAAAAAGATACCCAAAAGGTGCGCCTCAAACCAAAGGCGTAATAGCGCACGAATTCGGACACGCTATACATAACCAACAGCGCTGGGTGCAGTATGGTATGGCTAGCGACCCTATAGTAGTTAAAAACTTTAAGCGACTACAAAAAGAAGCTGGTGTAGGTTTTAGGGGACAGCGCCGTATGGATATACAAA